CTTGTCAGTTGCTCAGCTAGCTGCCATAGCCACTCAACCAGTGCCTGAATTCGCAGAAGGAACTAAAGGAAAAGCATTCAAAGGAGGTAAGGCAATGGTAGGTGAAAGAGGTGTTGAGAAAGTAATTACTGAGTCCGGTAAGGTTTACTTCACTCCACCAACAGCCACCCTGGTGGACTTACCTAAAGGCTCTCAGGTTATTCCTAACCATGCTCTGAGCAAGCAAGAAATCTATTGGGGGAGTATGCAATCGGGCAGACAGGCAAGCAATGGCAGTCCTGTTGTGGGCGAAATAAGAGAACTTGGTAGCATCCTAAAAGGATTGCCAATTACTCAACTCAACATGGATGAGAGAGGCTTTGAGAAGTTCATCAGAACACCCCGAAGGACAACTAAGATTCTAAATAATAGGTTTAGAACTGAGAATTAATGTTTGGTTTAGATAGGCGAAAAGGGGATGGTATTGCTATCCCTTTTTTTTATCTAAATTTGAACCATGGCAGGATGGAGTTTTTTTCTTAATGGCACTGAGGTAGAAGAACCTATTGGCTGGGATGCCATAGAGTTCACAGCCATCAGGATGGAGTCTCATGGGATAGATCAGCCATTCTCTACTGAGGTCAAGTTTTATGAGAGAGGAGCAAAACTTATTAAGGCTCTTTATGACCAATACTTTATCAATGCTGAAATTAGCATTCAAATCACTTCAGATGTTGGATATGGCGGTGAGCCTTATGAGTTCAATGGCATGCTTAACCTCGCAATCTATGAGGAGTTTAATGTATGCGACACAGATAGCTGGGAGATAACTGTCGGCATCATTGATGATAACTTTAGAGAGCAATTCAAGGCTCGGCAGGATGTAGAGATTGACCTTTATGCTGTCAAAGACCTAAATGGAAACGCAATTGACCAATTGGTAATGCGTGAAATTAGGATGCACAAGCAAGAACTTTACTTGGCTGCATCAGCAAGAAATTATGCTCCTCAAACCTCAAGGCTTCAGTATTCACCTGTTGGTTTTTCGCCTTATAGTTGGGATTATCCTCTTTATGTCAATGTTGTGCCTGTGTTTTTTGAAAACTCAGACTTTAAAGGCTCATTTAGTGGCTCTTTTGATACTCAAGGCAGTGCATTCACAAACAGCAATGTAATCTTTCAAAACAATTCAGACTATACAAGGACACTGAATGCATCAGTTTCAATTCAAGGCAGATTTGTTTGGGATGGCACTGATAACTTGTTTCCAGGAGAGACTGCCAACATCAGATTCTACATCAGGACATTTGATTCATCAGGAAGTTTTGACACTTTTTACACTCTTTACAATACTGCTCTTTCAACTGCTAACATTCCGGTTGATCCTGAGGTTGATTTTGACTTTACCACTACAATTTCAGGCATAACAGTCTTGCCTAATTATAGAGTTGCTGTCCTTGCATATTGGGGCGAAGGTGGTTCTGTTAGGCCATCATTGCCAATTGCTGACAATTTCACAAGGTCACTAAGCATGACCATTGACAATGTCTGCTTGACCATGAATGAGCAGAACCCGGGTCAATATGCATCAACTGCTGAGTGCATGACAATAGGCGAGTGCTTAAATAGGCTTGTTTATGTTATCACCGGACAGAATAATCAGATAAGGTCTGATGTCTTTGATGAGACAGGCAATGGGTGCTACTGGAATTCTGCATTGACTAATGGCCTAAAGATTAGGAATGCTAAGACAAACAATGAGATTGCCTATGGGTGTCTTGTTGATGATGAATCAACAGGCTACAAGACTTCATACAAAAAGATATTTGAAGGCCTTGATAGGATATTCTGCCTCGGTTGGGCATTTGAATGGAATGGCACTGAATGGATAATAAGAATTGAGCCAAGAGAGTTCTTCTATCAAAATAGCATCAGTCAAACCTTCCCAAATGTAGGCGAGGTAAGGACAATGGCTAAGGTGGACATGCTTGCCAATAATATCCAGCTTGGGTATGATGACAAGTGGAAAAACATTGCAGTCTCAGGCCAATGGGCAATTCACACAGATAGAAATTACTTTGTCAATAACAGGGCAATGAATGAAGGCTCAAGTGCAAAGCTTGACATCAAGAGTTCAATCATTGCTGAAGGGTATGCAATTGAATTCAGTAGAAGATTGCAATTCTTAAGAGATGATTCAGGATCATCAGACAGACCTAATGACTGGGAGACTTTTATCATTTGGCTTAATCGGAATGATTTAGAGTTTGACAATGTTGAGGACACAGCATATGGGGTAAGAGAGGAGTCAGGCTTCAAAGCATTCCCTCCTGGGCAAGCAAGCATGTCAAGCAATCTAATTACCTATTCAAGTAGTCCAGCAGGCAACCTCTACAACATCTTCCATACTCCTGCTCGCATAGCCTGCCGATGGTGGAAGGTGCTTGGCATGCATACCTATGGCTTAACTAATCCGAGGCTTCAGTTTCAGGTGGGTGAATATCAGACAGCCTATGCCAGCGCAATATCTGATTCTGTTGAGCCATGCATTCAGATACCTTCTGAGGTGACCATCGCTGAGAACTCTGATATTTATGCAGATATCATTGTGCCTGAAGCTGCTGAATATTTATTTAAGCCTATCGGGGTTGAATTTAGTTATCCTCAAAGTCTATGCGATTTCTTAACTTTGTCTCAGGATGAGCAATATCGGAAAGTCAGGCTCACTTCAGGCAGTTTGGACATCCAAGGTTTCATTACCGAGGCTACCAATCAACCTGAAGATGCTTCCGGAGGTACAACTAAGTTCATACTTCTTCAGGCTAATCAACTTGCTCCAACAGGAGCAGCATTTGACACAGGTTTTGATGATGGTTTTACAATAGGCGATTAAATGGCAAATTTAAACAGAGCCAATCTTACTACTCAGAGTGCAACTCTCTTCCCTGACAACAACACCCAAGAGATTTCTCCAGCTGACCTAAGGTCTTGGCTTGCCGATGGAACTGCAAGCTTTGTGACTCAGAAGGACAAGTCTACTCTTGAGGAAACTCTTTATGAGAATCAAGGAACAACCTTAGCAGCAGGATCAACAGTAAACTTGGCTCTTGCAACCGGAAACTATTTGCACATTTCAGGCACAGGAACAATCAACTCATTTGGCACATGTCCGGCAGGGGCGAGGTTTGTCTTGATGTTTGAAGCTGCTGCGACATTGACCTATAATGCGACAAGCCTAATCATTCCTGGAGGAACTAATAAGACAGTTGTAGCAGGAGATTGTTGTATGATTATCTCTGAGGGAGGAGGGAATTGGAGGATTGTTGGCTACTTTGTCGCAACTGGAGCAGGAGCAGGAACAGTTACAAGCATAACAGCAGGAACTGGATTAAGTGGAGGAACAATTACTTCATCAGGAACTATTGACCTTGCTAACACTGCTGTAACTCCAGGCTCTTATACTAACACAAACATTACAGTAGATTCTCAAGGCAGAATTACTACCGCAAGTAATGGTTCAGGTGGTGGAGGTGGTTCACCAGGAGGAGCAAATGGAGACTTTCAATACAAGAATGGAGGTTCTTTTGATGGTAGTAATCTATTAAGATTAGTAAGTGGGTTTGTGGTTGCTCATACTCCTAAGATTGGAGATAGTAACACTACTGGGCATTTTCATATGCATAGTTCTAACTCTGCACCTACTGGTATCAACAATTACCTTACAATGTTTTGGCAATCGGCTTCAAGAGCATTAGGCTTTAGGTCTGAAACTGATGCCAATGAAACTTACATTGCATTAACTGCTCCAACTGCTGATAGGACTATTACTCTGCCCGATGCAAGTGGAAATGTGGTTCTTGATTCAACTGTGCCTTCATTTAGTAATGGAGCAAGTGCAGGAGAAATAAGGCTACTTGAGCCTTCAGGAAGTGGTACTAATTCTGTTGGTATTAAGGCTCAGGCAATGAGTGCTGATTATTCCTTGACTTTGCCAACTAATACAGGCACAAGTGGGCAATCATTGATAACTGATGGAAGTGGAGGATTAAGTTGGGCAACTAATGGGGGATCACTTATAAGCCAGTACTTAAAAAATACTACTGCTACAACGATTGGAAGTCCAATAGTTGGAAACACAATTCTTGAAACCTTATTTATTCCAGCAGGGACATTCACATCCAATAATTCTTTTGTACTTCTGCATAAAAACACGAGTGCAATTGCAACAACTGCTTACAATATTACAATTTCAATTAATACCTCAGCTGCACTTGGTGGTGTTGCAATAGTTGGGCCTTCTTCAGTAGGTGCTTCTACAGCTGCTCAAAATGCACCAATGGCTATTAATTTATATGGAGGCGGGGCTGGAAATACAACAAGGTATATGGCTCAGCCATGGACATCAAGCACATCAATTGGATCATCTACAACTGCAATAGATTGGTCAATTAACCAATATGTTGTGGTTTCTGCATCTTCATCAGCGACAAGAAGTATTACTAACTTATTAATTGGAATAACTCCTACATAAATGGAAGAACTAACTTATTTAGATAATCAACTTAATTACAGAGGCCAATTTTATCAAGTTGGAGATTCGATGATTATGGATGATGCAGTTTTTTTAAATCTTTTTGACACTGAAAATAATTTCAAAGTCATTTTAGTGGCTAATCAAACAACCATCAACGGAGTCATTCAGACTACTGCTCAAATGATTATTGACACCCTGAATAATGCCTAATTCATTCTACCGATTTCAGCCTGCTTGGAATGCAGGGTTTTATCCCGACAACCAAATTACTGCCAATCTACTTAATTCATTTGCAGTAAATATCAATTCTTGGCTGCCTGGCTACTTTCCTGGAAAGACATTAAGCCAATTGGTTGCAGGAGTTAATGGTTGGATAGATATAGTTAATGCGTCTCCATACTTTGGAGGCTTTACATTGACCTATCAAACTATTCCTGATTCGCCAAACTATGAATACAACATCAATATCAGGAATGCTGACTTGGCTGAGACAGACAATAGTCAGGTTGTAGTAGTTAATGGATTCTTCAACAATACAACTAAGGAAGTTCTTAATGCAAGTGTTGTAGCTTTTACTCCTGGCAGTTACTCAGGCACATTTGACTTCTCAGCCATTCCAGTTGAGGCAGAGGTTGATCGGGCATTGCAGATTGTTGAGCAGAATGGTTCAGCTTTCTTCCCAATGACTTACTCTTATGATTCTATTACTGGCATTGCTACAAGTGGACTTGCAAGGGGTAAGAACTGGCAGCTTGATTCTTCAGGCAATCCCACAAGGCTTCCTGCCGACACCTTGCCAAAGCAGAATGCAAGGACATTCAATATTGCACCTCAGACTGCCGAGGATAGGTATTGCATCAGCCTGATGGAAAAGGTAATCAACTTTAGCCTAAGTGAAACCGATGAAACATTGATTCAGGCTTACTTTAATAGCTTCACTGTGCCTGATGGATGGACTTCTTCATTTAATATTAACTACGATACTTACACAAGGGTTTTATGCTTGTTGTATCGTGATGACAGAAGCTTGCTAATGATTGGCAGGCTTGACACCAATTGGCTATGGCAGAGGTTTGTTAGTGATACCACTTCTGATGATTCTTACTTTAATGATTATACATCAACCACTCCATTGCCTTACTTGCCAATTTCAAGTAATCAATGGCTTTATGGTGATTGGTATGATATGGAGTTTGTTGAGTTCACAGATGGCTGCTATGTAAGTCCTGAGTTCTATGCTATGCCTGCAATCCCTGGAGACAATTGGCAATTCAATGTGCCATCTGATTCAGGCAATCTCACAGGACTCACAACAGCCTCAGTGGGCTTGTTTACTCAAGATGGACAATTCATTCAGCAGATAGGGGAAGCAATAAAGCCAATTGGGCCTGAATGCCCAACTCCTAATGTTTGCTCAATTGTTTTCTCTTATACTTTATTGGCTGCTGATGTAACTGCATACTTAGACACAATCAATTCATACATTCCTGGAAGTCCTTTATTGCCTAACTCAACTCTGAACTGGTCAATTGTCAATGAAGAAGGCACATCAATAACGGTTGATAATTATTTCATTGGCTTTGGAGATGACTCATTGACAATGGTTGATATTATTGCAATTGCCGGAGATGCAGGCATTACAGTAGTTGAAAGTGAAGGTGACTACAACTTTTCAATTACTGCCTTCAATTTAGCTTGTGGTCATTCTTATTTCTTAAGAAACAGGGTTTTTACAATTGGAGAAAGTGATATTCTTTGGGAATCAGATTCTACTGCTTGTGTTTGCGATTTAATCCCTACAGATCAATTCCAAGCCACCACATTAATCCCTGCTGTTGCTACTGGATGCTATAGGCTTGGCTTGTATGCAGAATCAGAAGGAGGTTTTTACCTTTACAGCTTAAGCAACATTATAAACATTGATGGCTCAGATTGCTTTAGCACAATGCTTGAGTTTTGGGCAAATGATAACTCAATTGCTCAGGGCTTTGAGTACTTCAATGGCTGGAAGCAAAGAGTAAGGCTTGGCATAAATGGTGGAGGAGCAAAGCCTGTAATTGAGGAAAATCTTTACAGGCAATCCAATGGAGTTCACAGAAGGCCACAAAATAAGCAGGATTTATCCTTAGATTTGCATACAGATTTTATTGATGAACAGACTCAGCTTGCGCTTGTCGATGCCACTCGCCATCCGTATCTGATTTGGAACAATAAGTCAATCTTTGTGAAGGGAGATATTGATGTTGCCACCATTCAAGATTTCACGACACAGTCATCATTTGAAACCTTAGCGCAAGTTAAGTTTTCGGCACTCCTTCAGGGCTTCCAGCCTAAAAACTCAAGTTGTTTAACTTGCTAAAACTATGTCAATATTTTCATTAACATGTCCGGATGTAGGTTGCTACCAAAACTTCCTCTGCGACCCCGAATTCCAAAATAAAATCATTGCGATGGCATTCGTAAAGAAGTCATCTGCTCTTACTCCAGTTGAAAAAGCTTCTGCTGATTCATGGATTGCTGCTCTCTATGAGAGATACCTTGATGGTGAAGGCTACCTTGTGCTTAATACATCAGGTGAAAAACCAAAGCCTGAAACTGCAACAACAGCAGGCAGAGGTATGCAAAACACCAAAGCACTTGCAAAAACCCATACTTTAACGGTGCAGGATATGCAGGGAGTTGTACAAAATAATGTACAATTCTATAATGATATCCTTGGTTCAAGTCAGAATTACGACTTTTACTACTTCACACCTGGTAGAATTTGGGATGCTTCAGGCTACTATGTGACTGTTATTGGTGATCCAATCATCACAGCAGAGCTGAACACCTATCAGATGGCTGAGGTTACTGTGAACTGGGTGAGCAAAGTCAATCCTTTGCCTTATGAGTTTGACACTGACACCTTCCTTGAGGGCTTGTATTACATTATAAGCTTCACCGGAGGTTCAGGTAGCACTTACATTGGCAACACTATCACAAGTGCATGCACAGACCCACAGACTGTTACTTTTTCAGCAGTATTGAATATTGGTGCAATTTCAGGTGCGCCTGCACAAAGTTGGTCAATTGAACAAGCAAGTGGAAGTGATGATATCACTGAGATTGGACTTGTAATTGATTCAACTACTGGAGTTATCACTTGGAATCCAGTTTCATTCGTAGGCACTTACATTTTCTTAGTGACTGTGACTAACGAGTACGGCTGCGTATTTGGACAAGAGACTATTACACTTATTGTTGATTGCGGAGCATAATTAATTAGGGATGGAGGAGCTAATTGGACAACTATTTTCAACCCTCATGGACAGACAAATCCGTGAGGGCAAACTTGAGTACATTGAATGTGCAAGAGAAAAGGCAGAAGAGCTTGAGTATCACTTTGAAAATGAGTATCCGACAAAGCTCCTCCTAACCCAACATCCGAGCGAAGAGCCTTGGATGAAGGACTACAGAAGGCAGAGATGGCAAGCACCAACAACCACAGCCACAGGCAGAGTCTTTAACTTCTTGCAAAAGATTCAGCAAGCTGATGACTTCAAGATTACATTTGAATCTGATTTCAAAAAAACCGGAGTTGCCGAGAGAATAGGCTTGCAGGATAATACTCTTCAATTCTATGTTGAGAATGCTCTGCCTAAGTTTGGAAGCCTTGAGACTTGGTCTTTTAATGTGTTTCTTAAGACCTATCTGCAAGATTCCAATGCAATTGTGGCAGTGTTGCCATACTATGAAGACTTTGTTAAGAATCCAGCAGGGGTTACCACATTAGATTGGTCGAAGCCTTACCCACAGACAATCTTCTCCGAGGATTTAATATTTGAGGAAGAATCTTTTGTCATTGTTAAGGCTGAGGATTATGAGGACATGAATCGCAAAAAGTGGGATCAGTTTTTGTGTATTACAATGGAAGGCTTAGTCCTATTCAGGCAAGTCAATCAGTACACTTATGACAATCCTTTTCAAGTCTTTTTCCTGCCTTATACATTCTCTTACCTCCCTGTTATCAAGGTTGGAAGCGTTATTTATGAAGAAGAGGATGGTCATTTGGTTTTTGATTCAGTTCTTGCTCCTTGCCTGCCTGCTTGGAATGAAGTATTATTTCGGACAGATGACCTAAACATCCTTTGGGCTACACATGCCTTGCCTCAGAAGTGGGCATTGAAGATGTCTCCTTGCAAGACTTGTAATGGCACAGGACAACGCACAAACAGAAAGGAGGAAAGAGTAGGCTGTAATGATTGCCAAGGCTCAGGAAGGGCATCAAGCAGTCCATTTGGATTAATGGAAATTAACATTGACAGAGTTAGTGCTGTTAATCCTAATCCTATTGTGCCTCCAGTGCCTCCGGCTGGATACATTGAGAGACCTACTGAGACAGTAAGGTTATTCCAGGAAGACATCATTCAAAAAGAGTTTCAAGGATTTAAAGCTATAGGCTTGGAATTGCTTGGTCAGATTCCAGCAGCTCAATCAGGGATTGCTAAGGAGTATGACAGAAAGGAGCTAAACACCTTTTGCTACTCAGTAACTGTTCACTTGGCTCAGGTTTACACTAAGGCTTGCTTTCACATCCTTTATCAAAGGTATAACAGCCTCTTTGCTTCTGCCTTAATGGATAGTGATAAGGTGAAGGCTGCTTTGCCTCAGATTACAGTGCCTACTGACTTTGATGTTATGACCACTGACATGATTGGTGAGATGCTAACTAAGGCGAGGCAAGGGAACTTTGACCCACTAATTATCTCAGGAATTGAGAATGATTATGTTGAGAAGCTTTATGGTGAGAACTCAATCCAGCAGTCTTACCTAAAGATATTAAAGCAACTTGATCCTTTGCCTTATAGGACAGTTGATGAGAAGACATTGCTACTAAACAGCCAAGGATGCACTCTCCAAGATTATGTCTTGAGTGCTAATCTTCCAGCCTTTGTGATGCAATTGGTTGATGAGAATGCAATGTGGTATGACTTGCCTGTTCAGGTTCAAAGGACACAAGTGGAAGCAATGGCAGCAGTTAAGGTTGCTCAGATTAAGTCTGCTGTTGTGCCAATCATGCCTGAAGGAATGTAATGCCGACAGAGAAGCAATTAGCCATCATTAGGAAAATCCAGCAGATTCAGCTGGATATTGAGAATGGGATGGCTGATTCCTTACCTAAAGTATTTAAGACCTTAAGCAATGAAGTAATTGACTTAGCCTCTGAATTAAGTCTTGATCCTAAAGATAGGGCTAAGACTTTGAGGGAAATGGTAAAGCTAAAGAAGGACATTGCTGATACTATAGTCAATAATGCAGCTTATCAGACTGAGGTTGTGGCTGTGATTAATGGCTACAAGGCACTTGCTGAAGCATCCAATGAATATCTAAGTTTAATCCTTGATGACTTTTCTCCGAAAACTGAACTTTATAAAGCCATTCTTGACACTAACATTGAAGTTACTAAGGATGCTCTTATAGGTGGTGGTATAAGAAACAATTTCAGCAATGCGATTCAAGAAGTCCTAAAAAGCAACATTGCCGGAGTAAGCAACAGGGCAGAACTTAACAAGACTCTGAGGCAGTTTATAGAAGGCACACCGGAGGATTTGCCATTCTTGAATAGATATATTAAGCAGACAACAAACGACTCTGTAATGGCCTTCAATGCAGAGTACATTCAGACAGTAAGCGAGGACTTAGGTGTTGAGTATTATTTGTATGCCGGGACAATCATAGAAGACACAAGGCCATTCTGTTCAGCAAGAACAGGCAGATTCTTCACCACTGAACAGGTAAAGGATTGGGCTAATCTTAAAGGCTGGCAAGGGAGAATGTCAGGAACTAATGCAAACACAATCTTTATCTATCGAGGTGGCTATAATTGCAGGCATCAGCTTTGGCCTGTAAGCCAAGAGCAATATTATGCAGCCAAGGAGGCTGGTAGAACCGGAGTCAAGTAATTACATTAAGCTTACAAGGACTTATCGTAATTAAGTAAGTCTGAGATTGGAAGCAGATGCTTCTGCTCAACAATAATTCTTAGGCCATGCCCAAGGTCTTTGACTTCAGATACTGAATCAATCAATTGTTTTTCGATATAACCTAATATCTGAACTAATAGATCAGGCTCTGAGCAATAGCAAAGAACAAACAAGTCAGCAGCTATTTCCTTTTTATTATTGAAGACAAGCCTGCCAGTCTTATACTTTGTGGACTTGACTTGCACATTAAGCTTGCCTAAGTATATGTCAGTCTCTCCTCCATCACCTTGAAGATTAATGGTTGTGTCAAATGGCAAACCGAGATATTTAGCGACTGCATATTCACCCATTACTCCAAGCATGTCAGCTTGTTCTTGAGTGTTGCCCCATCTTAAAACAGAATGTCTATTAGGTTTGACAATGTCTTTAAGATAATGTCTGCCTGATGCTAATACCTTGAGAAATTTGATTTCTCTATCCGTAAAGTTAATCGACACTTCATAAATCAGTTTGCAATAATAAGGGAAAAAAAAGGATATTTGGGTATGAAAAAAGCAAAAAGTGGGGGAGGTTCGCCTACTAAAATCACCTTTGGCAAGAGAAGGGAAGGCAAGCATTCAAAGAGCAGAAAGCCTAAAGGAGGCAGGGCTAAGAAATATATTGGACAAGGAAGATAATGGCAGAGAAGAAGTTTAAGGCTAAGGTGAATGGCAAGACTGTCAAGTTCGGGGCTAAAGGATACTCTATTGCCCCTGGCACTGCTAAAGGTGACAGCTATTGTGCAAGATCAGCAGGCATTAAGAAGTGCGCAAAGCCACCTTGTGCTAATGACCTAAGCAGGCAAGCTTGGGGTTGTGTAGGGAAGAAATCGGTTAAAAGTGCTGCCAAGAAATTCAAAAGGAATTAATAACTTTACCCTATGCAATTAAAGCACTTTACACTTGCTGAATTTGA